AAAGGTGGCCAACAATTACTAAACGATTTTGTTGAAGAGTTAGCTATCAACTTACCAAAGTTTATGGAATCAACGAATAAAGAAAAAGCAAAAATATTGCTGCGAATAATCGGTGTTGGTGAACAGTTGTATCAACTAGAACAGCAAGAACAGGAAATTTATAATCAGCGGCGCACGATCGGTCAGATAGCTGACCAAAAGGGTAAGTACGCTAAAGAACAACCTTATTTTCCAGACTCTCCAAAGCAGTTAGTTGATGTTAGCGAGTTAATCAAGCAGCAACAAACAATTTTGGCTAAGAATGGTGAAAACGCTCGGAAACGACAGCAAGTCAAGGAAATTCAAGGACGATTTGAACTTGAAAATCAGCAGATTAAGCAGCTCCAGGAACAACTGGCACAGCTACAAACTCAGCACGCTAAAACTGAAGCTGATTTACAAATAGCTCAAAAAGACACGCTAAGTCTGCACGATGAATCAACAGCCGAACTTGAAGCTAATTTATCTCAGATTGAAGAAATTAACCGCAAAGTTAGAGCCAATCTCGATAAAGATAAAGCCGAAGATGATGCAAAACAGTACGCCAATCAGTACGACAAACTAACCGAACAAATTAATCAAGTTAGAAAAGATAAAGCTGCATTGTTAAATAACGCAAAGCTACCTTTACCGGGGTTGTCCGTTGAAGATGGGGAACTAACTTACAACGGTCAAAAATGGGACAACATGAGCGGTTCGGACCAGCTAAAAGTGTCAACTGCGATTGTTCGTCAGCTGAAACCAGATTGCGGATTCATACTCTTAGATAAATTAGAACAGATGGACATGGTTACATTAACAGAATTTGGAAAGTGGCTTGAACAGGAAGGCCTTCAAGCAATTGCTACAAGAGTTTCGACTGGCAGAGAGTGTTCAATAATTATTGATGATGGTTATGTTAAAAGGCAAGAACAAACAATTAAGCAGCCTAAACCAGAATCATCATGGGCTGGGAAAGGAGCATTTTAAATGAATATCACGAGTGGAATTGTACCCAAACCTCAAAAGTGTGTTTTGTACGGAGTGGAAGGCATTGGTAAAACGACATTTGCCAGTCAATTCCCAGATCCATTATTTATAGACACAGAAGACTCAACTCTGTATCTGAATGTTAAACGTTTCGACAAACCCACCAGCTGGGAAATGCTGCTACAGCAAGTTGAATATGTTAAAACAAATCGTCCGTGTAAGACATTAGTAATCGATACGATGGATTGGGCCGAAGAATTATGCAAACAACATTTGATGCAAAAAAACGGTTGGAACGCAATTGACGCAACTGGATATGGAGCTAGATATGTTGCATTAGCCGGAGAAATTGGGGGTTTGCTTAATAAGCTGAGTGAAGTAATTGAAGTTGGAATCAATGTTGTAATCACTGCACATGCTTGGCTGCGAAAAAAAGAAGAACCTGACGAAATGGGTGCTTATGATCGATACGAATTAAAGCTCGAAAAGAAAACAGCGCCACTCGTTAAGGAGTGGGCTGACATGGTATTGTTTGCTAATTACAAAACACTGATTATTACTGATGAAAAGACAAGCAGTAAAAAAGCACAGGGAGGTCAACGTGTAATGTATACAACACACCGACCAACATGGGATGCAAAAAATCGTTTAGGTCTACCAGATGAATTACCTTTTGATTATTCACAAATTGCGCAGGCATTTATGAAAGCAACTACTCCAGCCACATCAATCAGTGAGCCGGTTAAACCAGCAATTTCACAAGCTAAAGCTGCTGATCAAGAAGTAGGGCCAGTTCCACCAGAACAACTGGATCCAATTCCACAACCAGATCCAGCACCAGAATTTGCAGAAGATATTCCTGATGTAATTCCGCAAAGTGTTGCTGACTTGATGAAGATTAATCATGTGACTGTTAATGAAATTACTCAAACTATCTACAAAGGCGGATTCATGCCAGCAGACACACCACTAAAAAATATTCCTGACGATTTGTGGAATTACTTAGCAACTAATTGGAATAACACTCTAGGATTTATCCAAAACACATTAAGAAAATAAAAATTAGGAGGAATTGGTAAATGAACAACAATGAAAATGAGTTTTTAAACTGGGATGAAGGCTGGGTAGCCGAAGAAAGTGAGTTTACATTACTACCAGAAGGCAACTATCCATTTCAAGTGACAAATTTGGAACGCAAAATCTATTCTGGACAATCTGACAAAATTCCTAATGGTGCACCGTATGCAGAAGTGACATGCGAAGTTAATGGCGGTGAAAAAGGAAAAACGACTATTAAAGAACGGCTTTATTTGATGAAAAAATTCACCTGGAAATTAACACAATTTTTTAATTCAATTGGGCAAGTTCAAGAAATTGGACAGCCATTTCAACCAAAGTGGAATCAAGTAATCGGCGCAAATGGCCGAGCAAAATTAGAAGTGAATAACTACACAGACAAAGACGGCAACAAAAAACAGAATAACCGCATTAAAGAATTTTTAAAACCTGCTGCTAATGCTGGTGTAGTCCAACAACAATCAAACTTCAATCAGCAAGCACCACAACAGCTAGCACAGCAACAACAGCAGCAATGGACCCAACCACAACAACCACAAGGGCAACAGCAAGGTGGATTTCAACCAGGAGCATTTTAAAAGGGAGTGAGAACAATCGAATTAAGACCGTATCAAGAAGAATCACGTGAAAAAGTTGAATCAGAATGGAAAAAAGGGCATAAAAAAACCTTGTTAGTTCTTCCAACGGGAACGGGTAAGACGATTGTATTCGCCAAAATTATTGAAGATTGTGTTAGAGCAGGTGAACGTGTACTTGTCTTAGCGCATCGAGGAGAATTACTAGAACAGGCTTCAGATAAATTAGCCAAAGCGACAGGCTTGAAAACTGCAACTGAAAAAGCTGAACAGACTAGCTTAGGCAGTTTTTATCGTGTAGTAGTCGGGTCCGTCCAAACACTGCAGAGGTCAAAACGACTTAAGCAATTTGCAACTGATTATTTTGACACAATTGTAGTTGATGAAGCACATCACTGTATTTCAGACGGATATCAACGAGTATTGAATTACTTCAAAGATGCAAAAGTGTTAGGCGTAACTGCTACAGCAGATCGTGGCGACCAACGCAATCTTGGCGAGTATTTTCAAAGTCTGGCATATGAATACAGTTTGCCGGCAGCTATCAAAGATGGGTATTTAACGCCAATTAAAGCACTGACTATTCCACTAAAACTTGATATTTCTGGAGTTAAACAGCAAGCCGGAGATTTCAGCACTAAAGAATTAGGTACTGCGTTAGATCCATACCTAGAGCAGATAGCAGACGAAATGGTTAAAAATTGTATGAATCGCAAGACAGTTGTGTTTTTACCGCTTGTCAAAACATCAAAAAAGTTCACTGAAATTTTAAATCAGCATGGATTTAAAGCAGCAGAAGTTAATGGTGAATCTGATGACAGAAAGCAAGTACTAGCTGATTTTGAGTCTGGGAAGTACAACGTTTTGTGTAATTCAATGTTGCTAACAGAAGGTTGGGATTGTCCATCAGTTGACTGCATTATCGTTTTAAGGCCGACAAAGGTACGCGGTCTTTACAGTCAGATGGTTGGTCGTGGGACTCGCTTAGCACCAGGAAAAACAGAATTATTACTACTTGATTTTCTATGGCACACTGAACGCTTAGACCTTTGCCACCCAGCACATTTGATTACCAAAAATGATGAAGTTGCTAAAAAAATGACTGAAAACATTCAGGATTCTACTGCACCAATCGATATTGAGGAAGCCGAAAAGGAAGCTGCAGAAGATGTTGTTGCGGAACGTGAGGAATCGCTAGCTAAACAATTGGCTGAGATGAAACGTAGAAAACGTAAGCTAGTTGATCCATTACAGTTTGAAATGTCAATCCAAGACGAGGACCTTTCAAGTTATGTTCCAAGTTTCGGCTGGGAAATGGCTCCGCCAAGTGATAAGCAGAAAAAAGCACTCGAAAAAATGGGTATCATGCCAGATGAAATTGATAATGCCGGGAAAGCTGATGTTTTATTAACCAGATTATCAATGAGACGTCAAGGCGGCTTAACAACGCCTAAGCAGATTCGATTTTTAGAGGGTCGAGGTTTCCAGCATGTTGGAACTTGGCAGTTTGAAAGTGCTAGCAAGATGATTAACAGAATTGCAGCAAATGGTTGGCGCACACCTCAGGGCATTAAGCCAACCGAGTACAAGCCACAAGAATTAATGACAGTATAACCACAGTCTGGTGACATCAGCATGGTTCGATTCCATGCTGTGGCATAGTTTGGCCAAACTAAATATTCTTTTGAAAGAGTGACCGAAATGAAACGGATCAAAAAAGGAAATCATTTAGTTAATGTTAAAGATGTCCATGGGATTCTCCATGAAAAAGCGGTAATTACAGAAATTTATAAAAGTACAGTAGTGATTTTAGACTGCAACACGAAAACAAAATGGATTGTTCATAAAAAAACAATTGGAGTCAAGCCGGATAAACAGCCTAATTGGTTAAAGTCTAAAAATCACTTTGATTTAGAAGCTAGTCAAAAGAGAGGTAGTATGCCACACTTCGACGAAGCAAATCAGTCAGTGTTTAAGAAAAGGGTGTATTACTAATGGAAAAGTTCAATTTATTGGACCCACTAGCTGCAATCAGTCCGTCAATGCTTAGCTACCAGGAGTGGTGCGATGTAGGAATGGCTTTAAAACATGAGGGCTATTCAGTTGATGATTGGGATAGTTGGAGTCGAAGTGATCCAGGTCGATATCACGAAGGTGAATGTGAGCGCAAATGGAATACTTTCAAGGGTACTAATACGCCAGTAACGGGTGCGACAATCACACAGATGGCAAAAAATAACGGCTGGCAGCCACATGGAAGCAATCCAGATGGCAACGAGTTTATTGGCTGGAATGACAGTTTTGTGACCTCGATTGATAAAGATTACAAAATTATTGACCCTGATTATATAGGTGGTCGAGCGATACAAGAGCCGACTAATTGGAACCCAGCAGAACAGATTATTAATTATTTAAAATCATTGTTCGATATGGGCGAAGTAATCAGATTCGTTAACGATGCTTGGTATGACGAAAACAATGATAAATGGAAGCCAGGCAACGGTGTGTATACTCAGACAGCTGGGACTATTATCGAAAAACTGCAAAAGTCCAATGGAGATATTGGTGCAGTAATGGGTGACCCAGAGAAAAGAGCAGGTGCATGGATATGTGTTAATCCGTTGGATGGTAAAGGTACTAAAAACAATAATGTTACAGATTATCGTTTTGTTTTAGTTGAAAGTGATTCGATGGAATTAGAAAAGCAAAACGAATTATTACGAAAACTGGAATTACCAATTGCAACGTTGACTTATTCAGGCAGTCGCAGCTTACATGCGGTAGTTAAAGTTGATGCAGTCAACTTACCGCAATATCAGGAACGAGTAGATCACCTTTACAAGATTCTTGAAAAGAACGGTTTGCGAGTTGACAAGCAAAACAAGAACCCAGCAAGGCTTACTAGGCTACCAGGTTTTGAACGTGGGGAAAAGAAACAATTTTTAATCGCTACGAATCTTGGCCAAGAAAGTTGGGATGATTGGAAAGATTATATTGAGGACATGAACGACAATCTACCAGAAATGGAAAATATGTCTGATTTGTTCGATAAGCCGATCATCTTAGCACCAGAATTGATTAGTGGAGTTTTGCGGCAGGGGCACAAGATGCTAATTGCTGGACCTAGTAAGGCCGGAAAGTCATTCGCGTTAATTCAGTTAGCAATTGCCATAGCAGAGGGGTGGAAATGGTTCAACTTTCAGTGCCAACGTGGCCGAGTTTTATATGTCAACTTAGAGCTAGACGAGCGTTCAGCTAAAAAACGTTTTGTCGAAATCTACAATACGTTAGGTCGGGGTCATGATCACGTAGATAACATTGATGTTTGGAACTTACGTGGGAAAACCAGTCCAATGGATAAGTTAGCACCGAAACTGATTCGTAGAGCAGAAAAAGCAGAGTACAAAGCAGTCATCATTGACCCAATTTACAAAGTTTTAACAGGTGATGAAAACAATGCTCATGATATGTCATTGTTTGTTAATCAGTTTGATTTAATCGCTACGGAATTAAAGTGTTCAGTCATCTATGCACATCATCATTCAAAGGGATCTCAGGGTGGAAAAGCTTCAATGGACCGCTCTTCTGGGTCTGGAGTGTTTGCTCGTGACCCGGATGCAATTTTGGATTTGATCGAATTGCCTGTTGATGAGCCGCGATATGATCAGCGCGAAAATGAAGCAATTTGTAGCGTGTATCAGTCAGCTATCAAGCACTTTAATTCGAATTATGAAATTCCGCTTGATGACACGTTTAGCCTGAAACAGATGTCACATCACTTATTAGCTGCATTAACTGGATTGCCAAATTCAAAGCAGATTTTAAAGCAAATAAACGAACAAAAAAATGCAGCAGTTACTGCAATCCGTCAGGCAACCGCTTGGAGATTGTCCGGAACACTGCGTGAGTTTCCAAAATTTGATCCAGTCAATGCATGGTTCCAATATCCAATTCACGTTTTGGACGACAGTTTGCAGGACATCAAAATCGATGATGATCAGAAAACGAAATGGAAAAAAGGAACACAAAAAGCCAATCAGTCCAAAAGCGAAAAATCACAACAGGAGCTTGAAGAAGCATTCAATATTTTGAGCATGGATGGCGGAGCGATTGAAGTAAATAAAATTGCAGATTATCTAGAGGTGTCAAAAAGAGCTGTTTATAACAGGATCAAAAAGAGCAAAAAGTTTAGTGCAGATGGTGGGATGATAGAAAAAATTAATAATAATGATAAATAAAAAAGTGTCATAGCTATTAGCTATTCACTGGCTGTGACAACTTAGTTTGTTCGTGAAGGGCTATTTAGCTATTCACTAGCTGTGACAACCCAAAAAGCCTGTCACACCGCTGTCCGTCTGTCTTGTCATAGCTCTCCTCAGGAGAGTAGCTATGACAACAGACTGAAACGGACAATGAAATAAAATGAAAAATTAAAACGTAATAGATAAAATTAATAAAGTAAAGAGTGGTGGAAATGACAGAAAAAGTAATTCAGTTTTTTGTACCAATGAAAAAAATACCGACAGTCACGCATCAGGAAAAACAGGTGGCTGTTGTAAAAGGTAAGCCACATTTTTATGAGCCAGCAGAATTAAGAAATACTCGTCAACTGTATATGGATATGTTTGGGCAATATGTTCCTGATCAAAAAATGCTTGGTAAGGTTCGGATGACAATTAAGTATTGTTTCCCGCTTCAAGGAAAACATGTTGATGGTGAGTACAAAGATACAAAGCCGGATTTGGACAACATGACTAAGCTAGTTCAAGACTGCCTGACTAAATTAGGATTTTGGAAAGATGACAGATATGTGGTTAGCCTGATTGCAGAAAAGTTCTGGGCAAAGATTCCGGGAATATTTATCAGAATAGAGGAAGTGAGATGAAAATATTAGACGTTTGTTGTGGCTCAAAAATGTTTTGGTACGAGAAACATGAACCGCACACAACATATATGGATATTCGAAAATATTACCATCACCTAGAATCTGGCCACGTAATTGATGTTAACCCAGATATTCAAGCGGATTGGAAACATATCCCACTTGATGATGAAACTTTCGATTTGGTAGTTTTTGACCCGCCGCATCTAATTCATGCAGGCAAAACAAGTTGGCTTGCTGAAAAGTACGGAGTGCTACCTAAGGATTGGCAGCCTGAATTAAAAGCTGGTTTTGATGAATGCCGACGAGTATTAAAACTTAATGGTGTGCTGATTTTTAAATGGAATGATGACCAAATCAAGTTTTCAGAAGTTCTAAAAGTTTTTGGTCAACGTCCTATTTTAGGAGACAAAAGGTCAAAAACAAAATGGTCAGTATTTTTAAAGGAGTGATTGAATGAATTGGGATAACGTGTTTATGGATATTAAAAAGTGGATGCAAGCTTCAAATCAAATAATGCAAAAATATCCGATTTCATCAAATGAATACTGGCATTGGTTAGTGGGGTCACTTGGCCATTTAGAGCAAAAATATAATAGCCATCCTGTAGTAGTTGGGTTTTGTGTATCGCTGATGAATTATGAAGAATCGTACTGGAAAAAACAGAAATGAAAATGTTGGGAGGAATAAAAATGATAATCACTGGTAAGGAATTTCGCACAAGATGCAGAAATAACACTTTTACCGGGAATATGTTTCCAAGAGAAAGTATTGAACGGGCTGTTCCGTCAGGCTGGGAAACTGCAGATACTCATGAAGCAGTGTACGGCTTTTCTTTTAAGGATAGTGACAGGATTGTTATTAACAATAGCTTGCTAAGAGCTGCTGGTTGGAAGAAAGAGGGAGAAATATAAATGAAACTAGTAAAAATTAACACTGCTTGGCATATCTGTTTCATGAACCGAGCAGGCGAGTTGATGAGTGATTGTGGGGAAATTAAAGCTAGTCGACACGGTGGAGTGTTGAGGAACATTAACGGCAAGCGAGCAGATTTTGTTGAAGCAGGCTCTGATTCTAATTTTGTTAAAACGCACAGGCTATGTGAGAGATGCGAATATCTAAAAAATAAGTGGGGTGTTGATGATGGAATATAAACGTGGAGATAGGGTAGCTATCATCGGAACTATAACTCATTCAGAAGATGAATTTGGAAATTTAGGCATTGATTTACCAAATGGTGATTATCTACGACGCGCACTTAAAACAAACGAAGTCACTCATTTAGAAGATTTTCATCCTGACGAGAAGGAAATAAAAATGACAGTTGACGAGAAAAGAGAGTTTGACGAATTAGTTAAGACAGTTTTCCACGACCATCAAAGCAACGTTTATAAGATAATTTGTACTTTAGTTGAATCCAACAATTACCCAGCGTTGAATGTAAGAGTGGCTGGTTCATTTGAAAAGCAAATGGAGTTACTAGAATGTGTTCGTAAGCCAAGTAGGATTGAAGTTGAAGAGAAAAAATATCGAATTAAATTAGCAGATGGTTATTTGGTTAACGTGATGGGTGATTGGTTAACACTAAAAAATAAACAAGATGGTGATATTTTCACTCAATCTGAAATCGACGAACTGCAAAAACAAGAACAATTCAAAGCGATTGATTTGAACAAATGCAAGGAGGAAGTTGAAGATGAATGAAAATCAAAAAGTAGTTCTAGGATATTTAAAAAATAGGTTCTCATCATCACCAATATCGGGCATAGACACACTGTTTGTTTCAGCTCCACAGGTCATTGAAGAGGCAGCTTCAAAACTGTCTACCAAAGAAGAATATGAAGTCTTATTGAGTATTGCGAAATGGGGGCTTGGCTCGGACGAGAAAAACCGTTAGAAGTGTTCCTGACACCTGAAATGGATAACGTGATGAACATTGTTGGAAACGTACACGAGAATGCAGACTTGCTGGAGGAAGAAAAATGAAAATGAATAAAAACTTGCCATACTCCATTAAGGAAAAAAGAAGAGAGGTTAGATATAGTGTTACAGTCCGATACAGAGATGGCGACAATATGATAACCGAAACAATCAACAAATCATTCGCAAACAATAGCTGGGCCCAATTATGGATTAAAAGGCACGTCGACTTTTACGATGATAGAGCAGTTTTAAATATAACTAGATTATATTAGGGGGTTGAAAAATGAAAACTAGGGAATTAGTCAGTCTTATTATACTTTTACCAGTTTTTTGGTTAACAAGAATATTGTTTTATCCAATATCATTTGTGATTTTGCTGCCTTTGTTTTTACTGTTCAATGCAGGAAGAATCTTCATATATCTAAATTTTAAGCATTGTGTAGGTTTTGATGAAATAATTGAAACTATTCAAGAAGGATGGATATAAATGA